CCTATGGTAGATTTGTAAACAATGTCCTGCATTCAAATTTATACTTTTATAAGTGGAAAGTTTACTGAACCGCTCTCGTCGATATCATCCGTTAGGTTACGTAAACCTTGGCGGTATTCAGCCCAAGCGTCAATTTCTTCTTCTGTAAGGTCAGCGTCGTTGAGCTGTGTCCAATCGGATGCAGCGAGTAGACGATTACGTTCTGGACGTAGGGATGCTTTTACTTCCTCTGGATCTTCTGCCCAGCGTTTTGCTGCCAGAGAAACTAGCTTTCCTTCAATTAAGAAAAATATTTCAACCGAAGTTTCAAGCTGCTCTGCTTGTTCATCAGTAATTTCAGAGACCTCACGTCCCTCTGGAGTAAATTTAAATGCTGTCGCTGATGTTCGTAGGATGCGTCCGAGTGGGCTAATTAGTGCGTATTTCATAAGTCGTTTATCCAGTTGAATTTTTGGTTAAGTTGCTCTGAAAGCGGGCGACCGAGTGTCTCGTGCCAGTCTTTCTTTAAAGGTTTTACTTCTTGTCGAATGACGTGGTCTCCATAAGGGAAACCTACATCGTGTTCTTGCGTGTACTGCTCTACGTTGGACGTATTATGGATGAATGGTTTCTCTCCTAGATACTCCCAGACCTTGTTCATTACGTCTTGAGGGTTCTCTGTTAAGTCCTCTGCGTGGACGAACATAAGCCTGTCGCCAAAGCGTTCCTTGGCTTCGTGCAAGCGTTCGATAGCAATCCCGACAGGAGGGCCTTGTAGCCAGCCGCTTACACGCTTATCAATCGTTGTCCAATTCTGAGGGTTCTGTTGCTCTGCACTGTTAAACACCTCTGGATGCTGTATGCGCTTCTTCTCCATACTTGAGAGGATGCCACGAATATCACGGACGGGGACAAGAACCTTAGCATCTGGCCATACCTTGAAGAGCTGGTCGAGGTGACCAACCCAAGAGCGGCTTTTGTCTACAACTACAGGTCGCTCCGTGATGCTGTTGAAAGCATTCTCACAGCCAGCCTTAACGTAGTCCAAAAACATAGGCTCAAGGACATTCTTCATATCCACTGCTTTTGCTTCTTCAGTCTGAAACACCTGGCGAGCTATGTAGCCTATTTCGTGCAGGGCACTAGTAGGGGTAGCGTGAACCCTTGGGTTCTGTGCAAGTAGATTGCAGAGCAGCGTAGAGCAAGCTCGTGGAAGACCAGATACGAAGTGTAGTTGTTTACTCATATAGGTCTACAATCATTACAAGTCTGCGACAACTTTCAAACCCGCATAAGTAGAGCCGTATCCTGTTACCGCCGCTGGCACGTGGATTTGACTTAAAGCTGGAGTATAGTAAAATGCTCCAGAAGACGCAGTCGGAGCAGTTAGGGCAAGACACTCAAGTCTGGATAGGGAATTACTAAAGGCGAATGCATAATACGCAATACTGGTAACGCTAGCAGGAATCGTAAAGCTAGTCAGGTCTGTCGAATAGAAGGCGTTACCACTGATAGCAGTAATCCCACTATTAACCCCAAATGTTATGCTTGTAAGAGATGTGCCATCGAATGCGCCGTAACCTATACTAGTAACACTATCGGGAATGGTAATGCTTGTTATACCAGTGTTTCTTAAGCAGTATTGTCCGAGGCTAGTAAGGTTGTTGCCGAGGGTTACACTCGTCAGGTTAGTGGAATTAAAGAACGAGTTAGTTCCGAGGCTAGTAACATTACTTCCAATATAAACGCTAGTTAGATTTGCGTTCTGGGAAAATCCAGATGAATCAGTAATAGTCGTGAGATTTCTAGTCTGCTGAACTCCAGAAATAAAGTCTGTTGTAAATGGATATTCGATTACTCCTAGCGAGTCACGTGCTGCTGCGTTATTTGCACTCTGTAGTAAAACGTCTACGTCTGTTGATACTGTAATGTTTGCCATAATTATTGAGGTCTAATGTATTTAAATGTTGAGCTAGGTCGTAGGTATAAAAATCCAGAACCAGAACTTCTAATGTAAAGAAACTCTGCTGGTGGAGGAGTAACGCTAGATGTCCGCTCTCCGTTTAATGCAAGCTTTAAACTAAGAAACATATTATTTTAATCCTATGCCGATTCCCATACTCATACTGCCCTAAACTCTGTGACAAGCTACAAGTCCAGACGTTAAAGATACAGCCGAAAATTGACCGTATATAATTGTTCCAGCTGGAAGAGTGGCTCCCGTTAAAACCTGTAGACTTGTGTCTACGTTGCTTGATGTTAGGGTAGCCAATACAGTGTCATTAATGACCTGTATAGCCCCAATACTTGTTACCGTTGCGGTATCTCCACCGCTCAGTATTTGAGAACCTACGGAGCTAAACTCCAGTGCGTTGTTTCTTGAACTTGCCATAATTTGTATTATATCACAGGGGTTGCTATCGGGATTGACGACTTACGTAAGTTGAAAATCTGTTGTTAATTGTGTTGTTGTTTGAGCGAATGTCTATTTTTTCAAGCTCCAGGGCTAGGTAGTTTTGAGCTACTTGTTCCTCGGCTAAGGCTTCCTCTTGTCGGTTTTGAACCCTGAGAAAATCAGAGTACACAGAGTGAGCAATGTAATTAAAGAACTCCGAAGGTACTTCTACTGTTGAAGAGTAGTAAGCCGACGTAACTGCAAAAGGGGTAAACTGTTTCTTGTAGGAAACAAATGCTGTATGAGTTGCCGAGCTAACAATGTTTAAAATATTGGCTCCATTGAAGTCCACAAAGAAATCATATTCCAAGGATGAACTATTTAAGAATGCTCGATTGCGATGAATGCGATTAAAGTCACCTATTGGACTATTTCCAGATCCAATGTAAGGTATTAAATTTTGAGTTAAGACCTTGAGGATGTCTGAACCCGCCCTTGGTGTCCAAGTTTTTACAGCTTCTACTGAATCGTTTTTAACCGCATCTGCCTCTGTAAACTGCACTGTTCCTGCATCATCAAACACAATCTCCCCAGCAGAATTTAAAGTATTTGTAACTCCCGTTGCAACTACCCACGCATTACTTGAATTTTTATAAATTAATGTATCACTCGTAGTATAACCGTTATACACATTTGTGCCCGGAGTTGTTGCAGCACCCTTAGCTGTTCCAGCAAATTTATAGCGTTGATTCACCGCAGTGCTTGTTGAGCCTGTAGCTCCAGATAGTTCGTAAAGAGCTATTTTTCTTTCTTCTGAGCTAACAAGATACCTAGGCCATACTGGACTTTCGTCAAATGCCTGTTGGAACCTACGGTTGATGAAGTGACTTAACTGATCCTGCTCACCATCTGCGAGTTGACCGCCCGTCCCTATGAGGGATGATGTTAATTTAAATAGGTCACCGTAAGTTCTTGTCTGCATTAGATTTTGTTGGGGCTAAGTTCTGGGAACTTCTTATTGTAGTACTTTAAAAATTCTTTAGAATGCACAGTCTCTTGACCGTACTTCTTTACCAGTCGGAAAAATTCCCGTGCTGGCATTGTGGCAACTGGTCGTCCCAAGGTGGGATGAATAGTACCCTTCAGTTGATGTGCTTCCTTAGCTGCTTGCTGGTAGCGGCCCTTCTCGGTCGCTTTTTCCAACTGAAGACCATCTTGGATCTCCTGCATTAGTGCACGATCAATCTCCTCATCGGAGTAAGTCTTTGAATTGGGAACAATGATATCCATAATTATAAAAAAAAGGGGAGAGCCTGGGATTGGACCAGACCCTCCCCGAATTTATTTAGCTTGTGCTGACGATCTTACCGTGAGCACCAGGGTGGTAAACACCGAGGGTCAAAGCACAATCAACAAAGCCACGTTCGCCGCCACCAAGATTTGGTAGACGAGAGCTGCCCATAGGGATGAGTTCGTGAACACCGTAGTATTCAGGATTCACCAAGTAGCCAGCCATTCCAGCAGTACCAGCTTGTGTTGGCATACAGTCAGGGTTAGCGTTTACAACAGAGACGATGCCGTGATCACTTTGATAGAGATCAACCGAAAGCTTGATAGTACCGCTTTCACCACCGTAATTAACCGAACGTACCGAGTCACCGCTTGCGCCACCGATGCGAGCAAAGTCGCTGATGTCTTGGCGGAGAGCTGTATCAGCAACGAGCATAAGGTTGTTGGTAGAACCAGTAACCTTGAAGATCGAAGAGATAAGAGAGTTCAGTTCAGTTTCAGCGAATGTGCCGTCAGTAACGTCAGCAATGCTTGCAGCTGGAGTACGGAACGCACCAGGTACGTTACCCGAACCACCACCCGCAGCAATCCAGTCACCAAGACCGCCGAGGCGATTGACTGCACCAGCTCCGTCTTCAGTTGTCTGAGTGTTAGCGGAAGCAAGGCTTGCCTCGACGTCGCGCTTGAGTTCACGGATTGCTTTAGCTTCAGCTTGAGCAACCTTGGCTGGACCAACAGAATCGACTGCTTCTTGCAGATCGGAAACTTTGTAGTCACGACGGAACTTTTGAACGCGGTTACCAAGACGAGCACGGCCAGCGAACTGGTCAGTGAATGTGGTTACGTCAGCACCTTCGGCGATCCCAGCAGTGCTAGGAGCAGAAAGAGCGTCAACAGTCCACTCAACTTTAGTTGCGGATGCTTTTTGCTTGTTAGCAGAAGAAAGGATAGGAGTTTCTTCAGGAGCCAGGATAGTCAAGACATCAGTCAAGTCCTCCCGGTTAGAGACACCGGAACCGGTGTTTGTAGTATCGAATGTATTAGAGAATGCCATAGTAGTATATAATTAGTTAATGAATTAGTTATCGGCTAGAAGCCATTTTAAGTTTCCTGAGGTTAGCGAAATCGTTTGCACTTCCCGTCTGTTTGAACCGAGCCTCTAATTCCTTTAGAGCCTTGGCTGTTCTTCCCATACCCTTTTCGGATTTGGAAGCTGAAGGACTGGCTGATTTGGGAGGATTTAGTACCGCAGATGTCTTACGCTCAGCAACGGGCTTACGTCCGTAAATGCTGTTAGTAGCGTGAGCAAACCAATAATCCAATTGTGCAGCTACTTCTGGAGCTTCACGTTTAACAACTTTCTTCAGTTGCTTAAAACGGTCATCGCCTACTGTGGCTTCAAATTGTTTACGTAAGTCATTATCTTCACCTTCAAGCCAAGTCAGTTCTTTACGAGCACGCTCTGAGAAAGAATCAGCAAGCTGCTCTCCCTCGATTTGTGCCTGAACCTTCTTGAGTTGATCGGGAAGCAAAGTCTTCTGTGCTTTACGGGCTTTTAATAAAGCCTGTCGCACGTCCTTCTTTGTCCACTCCTTACCTTCGATTTCGGTTACAATGTCATCAGCGGAATAGCCATCACTCTCAAATAGAATATCCTCAGCCCACTCAACAACTTGATCGACTTCCCCTGCTTTGTCCTGCAACTTCTTGATAGAATCAAGGTTACTGTAGGGGTTATTTTCAACCTTCTTTGTTTCTAGTGGGTTGGGTTTTTCCTTGAGTTTAGCTTCTAGAATAGCTAGACGTTCCTCGGCAACCTTGCGCTTAGCAGTCAATTCACCGAATCGAGCTACAGCACGGCTACCCAGCTTGTCAGCTAGTTCTCGCAAATCCCCCTCGGACATATCGTCCAAGTCCAACTGTGAAAGAACATCATCGGATTCCTCGGTCTCCTCAGTAGCTTCCTCGGCTTCAACTGATTCCTCAGCTTCCTCCTCAGTTACTTCATCAGTTTCCTGCTCCTCGGCTTCTTCGGTTACTTCCTCTTGTGGCTCTTCAGCTACAGGATTAAGTTCCCCAAGTCTCCGCATTGCGAAATCCTCGACGGATATATTATTGTTGTCCACTGAACTTTGTTCTGCCTCAGCGTTAGCAGT